ACTACAGGATTGACGGCACACCGTATGAGGGTGAGACCCATCCAATGCCGGGAGGCATATTGCATACAGGCGCGACCCATGACGCAAGCAGTGTTCGTGTGTATCACTTCCAAGAGCTATCAGCAGAGGCAAAGAGGAAAGCAATGATGTTGATGGTTGAAAGCAACAAGTCACGATAGGGGGCCAGTCATTGAGTGAGCTTGAGGTTGCGTATATAGCAACGACAGACCTAATTCCCTACGCCAACAACCCTAGAACGCACAGCGATCAGCAGGTGTCGCAAGTAGCATCCAGCATCAAAGAGTTTGGGTTCAACAACCCGATTTTGATTGATGAGCATAACGGGATCATCGCAGGGCACGGCAGACTGGCAGCAGCGCAAAAGCTCGATCTAAAGCTAGTGCCTACGATTACGCTTGCAGGGTTGTCCGAGGCACAGCGTAAGGCTTATGTGATAGCAGACAACAAACTGACCGAAAACGGGGGGTGGGATTACGACCTGTTAGCGGTAGAGATTGAGAGACTCACAGAGCTAGAAATAGATGTCGACTTAACAGGCTTCGATGCCGAAGAATTGCAGGTCATCACACAGAACGTCGACTTTGAGCCAGCCTCAGAGAATGAGCAAGGGAAGCTAGATGAGCTTGATCCAAAATGGATAGATTGTCCGCATTGTGGGAAAGAGTTTGATATGAGGGCATATAATGCTGGATAACGAACAAAGAAACAAAAACATACTTTCGCGCTTCGATACTGAAGTCGAAGGCACATCCATAACTAAGTACAGAGTGGTTTTGAATGATAGAAGTCTTACCATGATAAACATGGATGGCTTAGGTTTGCCGGACGCAACACAGATCGCGAAACAAAAGTTTGGCGATAGAATGCAGTCGATTTATGCCTGTTGATGTAAAAATAGACTGGGCGTCACACAAGGCGGCGAAATTTGCATGTCAGAATTGGCATTACAGCAAATCTATTCCAGCAGGTAAGTTGGTCAAAGTCGGAGTGTGGGAGCAAGAGAAATATGTCGGCGTGGTTATCTTTGCTCGTGGGGCAAACAAAAGCATGCTATCACCGTTCGGATTGAGCCAAGATCAAGGGTGTGAATTAGCAAGGATTGCACTACGTTCTCACGAAACGCCAGTTTCAAAGATTGTCGCCATATCCTTGAAGCTGTTGAGAAAAAAATTCCCTAGCTTACAGCTCGTCGTGAGTTATGCAGACTGTGATCAATCACATCATGGAGGCATATATCAAGCAGGGAACTGGATTTACGACGGAAGACATAATGCTGGGACAAGAGGTGGCTTCATTATCAATGGACGAAAAACGCACAACAAAACAGTCCACAGCAGAGGGGTGAGGCAAACCTTATCTGACGTTAGAAGTAAGTTAGATCCAAACGCACAAGAATTCATTACTACAGGGAAGCATCGATATTTAATGCCACTCAACAAAGCGATTAAGAAAAAGCTGGCAGCGAGATCACAACCCTATCCAAAACGCGTTGAAGGTGTAGAAAGCGACACGCCTGCTATCCAAGCAGGAGAGGGCGGTGCAACTCCGACCTCAACGCTCCAAACAAAAGAAGCTCATGGCTAGACCTCAAAAGCAAATAGACTGGGATCAAGTAGACAAGCTATGCGCTATTCACTGCACAGGTGAGGAGCAAGCCAGCATCCTTGGCGTTGATTACGACACGCTCAATAGGGCGTGTCATCGTGAGCATAAACTCAGTTTTGCGGACTATTTCAAACAAAAAGCATCCACAGGCAAGATGAGCCTACGCAGACGACAATACAGTGCAGCGATGGATGGCAATACGACGATGCTGGTTTGGCTGGGTAAGAACTGGTTAGGTCAAAGCGATATGCCAGAGCCAGAGCCACAAGATCTGCCGCCTATCATCATCGAGCGGGCTGATGAAGCTAACAAAGCCACAGGATGACATCTTTTTCGATGAGAGCAGGTTCCGAGTCGTTGTCGCAGGGCGGCGGTTCGGTAAAACCTTTCTTTCAGTGCATGAGCTAATCAAAGCAGCATTAGCGGGTCACGATAAGAACTGTTGGCTGGTCTGTCCGACGTACAAGGCAGCGAAAGAGATCGCGTGGAATATGCTTAACGATGCGCTCCCAGATGGATACGCAACCAAGCGCAATGAGACCGCTTTATCTCTCACACTCCGCAACGGCTCAACGATCTCACTCAAGGGGGCAGAGAAGCCTGACAACCTAAGAGGGAGAGCATTAGATTTCGTGGTGATGGACGAGTTCGCTGATATGCGACCAGAGGCATGGTTCGAGGTGCTTCGTCCTAGTCTTAGCGATAGGCTAGGGTCTGCATTGTTCATCGGCACACCAAAGGGGCGCAATCATTTCTACGACTTATGGACGCGAGGCGCGGACAAAGAGGAGGGCTGGCAAGCCTTCCAGTATACGACCATCGAAGGCGGCAATGTTGAGGCGGCTGAGATCGACCAAGCGAGATCAGACCTAGACGAGCGAACCTTTACCCAAGAGTATGAGGCCGAGTTCGTCACTTACTCAGGGGTAATCTATTACGCATTCAGCAGAGAGGAGAGCGTAAGCAAAGGCTTCCTAGCTGATGAGCTTCATGTCGGTATGGACTTCAACCTCGATCCCATGAGCGCAGTCGTTATGGTGAAAGACGGCAGCACCATGCACGTTATAGACGAGATCGTTATATACGGGTCAAATACTGACGAGATGGCAGACGAGATTCTGCAAAGATACCGAGAGCATCAGGTCACGATCTACCCAGACCCAGCCAGTAAGCAGCGCAAGACAAGTGCAGGCGGTAGGACTGACCTATCTATCCTGCAAAACGCAGGCTTTCGGGTGAAGCTGAGAAACAGCCACCCACCCGTGCGAGATCGGATCAACTCAGTGAATAGCAAGCTGATGTCATCGACAGGACAGCGCACACTGTTAGTCGATCCTAAGTGCAAGCAAGTCATCTCATCGCTGGAGCGGCAGACGTACAAAGAGGGCACAAGCCAACCAAACAAAGAGGACGGCTTCGATCATATGAATGATGCGCTCGGTTACGCTATAGAGTATCTTTTCCCGATTCGCAAAGAGCGCACCACAGAACAACCGACTAGGTGGACGGCATGAAGAACTTGGAGTATCAGCACCCCGACTATGACGCAAATCAGGACAGGTGGGAGTTCTACCTGCGATCTTACGCCGGGGGCCAAGAATACAAGAACGGCAGCTATCTGACCGGCTACCAGAACGAGTCCGAAAATGAGTACGCGAGGCGCATCAGTCTCACCCCAATTGATAACCACTGTCGGAACGTAGTCCACATCTATAGCTCATTCCTGTGGCGCGTCCCACCAGTCCGCGTCTACAACAGCCTCGATGCAAACCCTGCTCTCAATGCGATGGTCAAGGATGCGGACCTCGATGGCATGAGCCTCAACAGTTTTATGAAGCAGGCTCAGATATGGTCTAGCGTTTACGGGAATGTCTGGATACTCGTTGATAAGCCAGAGAGCAACGCAACGACTAGAGCCGAAGAGCTAGAGCAAGAGATTCGGCCTTACTTGTCATTGTTCACGCCAGAGAACGTCTTCGACTGGCAGTTTGAGCGTACCCCATCAGGGCGCTTCGAGTTGACGTATCTCAAGCTCCGCGAGTCTGTAGACCGAGAGGATGCTACGACTATCGTGAGCTACTTCCGAATCTGGCGTAAAGATGTGATCCAGCATTGGAAGTCTGACGGTGACCGCGAAACCATGATGGAGGAGAAAGAAAACCCACTTGGCACGATTCCTGCGGTATTCCTCCCAGCGAACAGATCAAACACAAGGGCAGTCGGTATCTCTGACCTGTCCGACATCAGCTACATGCAGCAGGCTATCTATCAAGAGCTATCAGAGATCGAGCAGCTAATACGGATCAGCAACCATCCGTCCTTAGTAAAGACATTCGACACAGACGCGAGCGCAGGTGCTGGTGCAGTGATAAACGTGCCTGACGATTCAGCCGAAGCGATGAAGCCGTTTCTGTTGCAGCCTTCTGGTAACAATATCCAGCAGATCAGGGAGTCGATCAAAGACAAGGTGGAGGCCATCAATCGAATGGCGCATATGGGCGCAGTAAGAGGCACCGAAGCCATTACGCAATCAGGCGTGGCGATGCAGACTGAGTTTCAGATGCTGAACGCCAAACTCTCAGAGAAGGCTGACTTGCTAGAGCTAGCAGAGGAGCAGATGTGGCGCTTCGTCTGTCGATGGCTAGATGTCACGCCAGATGTTGAGGTGTTCTATCCCGACTCATTCGACGTGAGAGATTACGAGAAAGAGTTGCTCTTCTTGCAGCAGATGAAAGCCAGCGGTGTTCGATCATCTACCTTGCAGCAAGAAGTGGACAAGCAAATCGCCGACCTAGTACTCGACGATGACAAGCTGATGCAGGCTCACGATGAGATCACTGCAACGACTCAGGTGCTTGGGCAGTTCCCTGTAGCTGAAGAATGACCCCCGACGAATATGCAGAGATCGTCAATCGGTTAGCGGACACGCATCGAGGCCGAATCGCTGACGTCCTGCAACGATTAGAAGAGCGCATCGCAGCGATAGCAGGCTCAGCCCCAGTTCGCCAAGGCGTCCTTTTCGATCTTGCTTATGCTTTACAGGCTCGCAATCAGATCAGGGGTGCGCTCACCGATGAATACCTCGTAGCTGTTCAGCAACTCATTGAAGAATACCCAAGCCTGTACGCTAGTCAGTATGAGATGTTTTCAGAGCTAGGCGACTTCATCAGGGTGGAGCCAGAGATAATATCGGCTTTACAGCGCCAGTCATTCCAAGGATTCGAAGCCATCGCAGAGCAGCAGTTAGACGTTTTAGCCAATGGTGTCTATCGGTCAACCTTAGTCGGGGAGAGCCGAGACGTACTCATCAAGGATTTGAGAGGGTCAATCAATGGAATCTATCAAGCGAGCGATCAGGAAGAAATTAGAAGACTTGTGGCAGTGGCTCAAAACGCTACCGGACAGGCTAGAGAGGATGCAATTAGGACTCTTCATAATCGATATGCTGCTGATCGCTTGGGCAATAACATGCGGCGTTATGCGACAACTTACGCAGAAGATTCGCTCAGTCAGTTCTCGGCTAGCATCACGGCTAGAACGGCTGAAGAAATGGGGATAGAGACCTTCGAGTATTACGGTGATCTGATTACAGACTCTCGGAAATTCTGCCGCGACATCATCAACGAGACCGACCACAAGAACGAATACACGAAGGAAGAGATAGAGCGAATATGGGACAAGGAATCATGGGCGGGCAAGGCTCCGGGCAACCCATTTATCGTAAGAGGCGGCTATAACTGCCGTCATCATTGGCTACCACTTGTGGAGGTTTGAAATGCCGTATCATGCAGGGCACGACAAAAAGAAGAAGAAGAAAAAGAACAAGCGACCGATGGGGCGCAAGCGTAAGTAACGCAAAGGTTGACAATTTACCCGAAAGGGTAAAAATAGCCCCAACTCACTAGAGGTTATCGCTACATGAGCGACGAAATCATGGAAGAAAGCGTTGAGACTGAGCCAGCGCAAGAAACACCAACTCAGGAGTCAAAGACTTACACCCAAGAAGACATGGATCGCGTTATATCGGATCGTCTAGCGAGGGAGCGTAAGAAATTCGACAAGCAGTTAGACGGCATTAACTTAGAAGAAGCTCGCCAGATCATGCTTGAGCGTGAGCAGGCGCAGATAGAGCGCCAAAAAGAAAAAGGCGAGTTTGAGCAAGTGCTGAAGCAAACTAACGAAAAGAAAGATCAGGAGATAGCAAAGCTGACCGCTGCACTGCATAGCACCAAGATTGACGGTGCATTGTTTACTGCCGCGAACAGACATAATGCTATCGACTCTGAGCAAGTAGCCACTTTGCTGCGTAATCGCGTGAGGCTATCCGATGATGGGATGGTGGAAGTGATAGACGATAACGGCACAGTGCGCTATAACGACAATGCAGACCCGCTCTCTATAGACGAGGCGGTGAGCGAATTCTTAACGGCAAGTCCGCATTTTGTAAGAGCTACCGCAGGTGGCGCAGGCACAATGGGCAATGCTGGTGGCTCGACTCCGAAGCCTACATCGGTGGCTGATATGGTAGATAACTGGAGCAGTGGGGGCAAAGAAGCCTACGCCGCGCTCCGCAAGAAAACTTAGCAGACCCCGGAGTTAAATCATGGCAGCTACAACCAGCACCACCCTTGACGACCTATTTGCGAACATTATCGCAGCAGCCCGATTCACGGCAGAAGAAGAAAGCCTGATGATGGGCCTTGTTACCATGTACAACATTGGCGACGAAGCAGGCAAAACCATCCAAGTGCCAAAGTACCCAGCAGTGACAGCCGCTGACCTTACCGAAGGCACGGACATGAGCAGCAGCACTGTCTCAACCTCATCTGTAAGCATCACAGTCGGCGAAGTTGGCGCGCAAGTTGTGCTGACCGACGTTGCAGCTATGGGTTCTGGCAACCCAGCAGAAGAGCTAGGCACTGTTCTAGGTAACTCAATTGCTACAAAGATCGACACAGACCTGATCGCATTGTTCGACGGCTTCTCTACCGCATTGGGTGGGGCAGGCACCGAGATCACGGTTGCTGACATCTTTAAGGCTGCGGCTACCTTGCGTAACGCCAAGGCTCAAGGTGACATCTTTGCGGTTGTGCATCCGTTTCAGGCATATCAGCTGAAAGCTAATCTGACCAACACCTTTGCTAATCCAAATGGTGGAACGGCGCAAAACACGGCGATGGTCAACAGCTATGTGGGCACGATTGCAGGCGTAGACATTTACGAGTCATCCAACATCACAGTTGATGGTTCAGACGATGCGAAAGGCGCTGTATTCAGCCGCGAGGCTATGGCAATCGCTATGAAGCGTGACTTCCAAATTGAGACCCAGCGCGATGCGTCATTGAGAGCATTCGAGCTTAACGCCACCGCCGTATATGGTGTGGGCGAGCTTGATGACAGCTATGGCGTAGAGATGCTGTTCGACAGCGCACTCTAAGCGTTTCGGCTAGCCTCGCATTCTCCCCAGCTTGCGGGGCTGGCCCTTTTTGGAGGTCTCATGGCGATTACATATCGTGGCGTGCGCTTCGAGGGATACAACCGCCCGAAACGTACACCCAAGCACCCGAATAAAAGCCACGTCGTATTAGCGCGACAGGGCGGCAAGGTTCGCATGATCCGATTCGGTCAGCAGGGTGCAGACACCAAACCTCCACGCAAGGGCGAGAGCGAAGCTGATAAGGCTAAGCGCAGATCGTTCAAGGCACGACATGCGGCAAACATAGCCAAAGGTCGTAGAGATAAAACGGCATCAGCAGCATATTGGGCTGATCGTACCAAGTGGAGTTGATATGGCCTTCTCTCAAGACTCTGATCTAGTCGCACTGGTTCCTGACATCTTGCAGTTCGGCATCACCAGTTTCTCGGCGGAACATGCCAAGGCAGAGACAGACTTGCTGCGCACTATCCGCAATGAATGGTGGTATCGAAAAGGCTTGCCGGGAGAGATGGTCACCGCTTACCTCACAGATTCACAATGGACTCGCTGCAACGCTTATCTAGTTCTCTGGAAGTTTGCTCTCCCTCAGCTAACTAACTGGGTGGAGAATGATCGCTTCCTTGGGATGATCGATTTCTATAAGCAGAGATATGAAGAGGAATTGGTCGCAGTGTTCGCTGACGGCGTGGAATATGACGATGACAATAGCGGCTCGATAGAAGATGACGAGCGCAATATTGTGAGCTTTGGGCGGCTGACTCGATGACCGTAATCCTAAACCTAGAGATAACCCCCAAGGATTTGACACAGATCACTGCCAAACAAAAGCAGGCGGTTGAGTCAGCATTGCCGAAAGCAATCTTGCGGGTTGCTGGTTTAGGTCAGCAACTTATCAAGCAACGCACTTCCAAGGGTAAGGGTATCAGTGGTGCATTCCCTGCTTACTCTCCGAAGTACATAAAATTCCGAAGGGAAAAGCTACGCAAAAGCGATCCGACAAAAGTGAATCTGAACGCAACAGGGCAGATGCTTAGGTCGATGCAGGTGAAGAGTGAAAGCAGCAGACGCGCTGTCATATTCTTTGATAACCAGCAAGCCACGAAAAAGGCAAACTTCAATCAGCGCACTCGCCCTTTTATGGGATTCAACAGCAAAGAAAAGACAAGGTTGCAGGCTAGGTTCACGACAGACATCAAAGCAGCCGTGGGTAGAGCGTGAGCGTCAGGGAGAACATCGCCAGCAATATCGTGACGCAGTTGCAGGCTATCTCATCGCCTACAATCAAACTGGTGACGCGAGAGCCTTTTGACTTTGATAAACTAAGCAACGCGCAATACCCTGCGATCCTAGTCAGGACGACTAACGAAAGCAGAGAGGACGCCACGGTAGGCGGTGCGACATCCAGTCGCTTTGGCAATATAGACTACGAGCTAGTCTGTTTCGTCAAATCGACCACGATAGACACATCGAGGAATCAGATCGTTGAGGCGATTGAGGAAAAGTTAGATGTCGATAGAACCCGAGGTGGGAATGCTATCGACACACAGATAACCAGCATCGAGACTGATGATGGAAGCATTGATCCCATAGGCGGGGTCATTATAACGGTGCGAGTTGAGTATCAGTTCACTCGCGG